TTAGCTGAACCTGTATCGCTGTTATCGGGATCTGTTGAGATTCCGATTTGTTTGAAGTTACCACCGGTTCCAGAATCAGACGTGTCTAACTCAGAAGTTGATTGACCAGTAATTGTAGATCCTGCTACTCCTGCGAAGTCCATTCCTGAATTATTCATTGCTGCTGTTCCTGTACCAGAATGTTGTGCTTCATACACGATCTCTGGGTCTGCATATACGGATGCTTTAAGATCAGAAGCATTAGTGCTTGCTGGATAATAAGCTTTCCATGTTGGTTTACTTGTTGTTGGGTCAGTATAAAACACGCCACCGAAAACACCTGCTACTTGTGTGTCTCCTGCCGCTGCTGCTTCAATACCACCTGCTGCAACCGCTTCAACTACTTGACCAGTATAAATTGCTGTGTTGTAGTTTGCTGCTATTGCATATTCTTCAGTTCTGATTTGTCCACCCACAAGTGATCTTGTAGGTCTAAAACCAAAAGCTGCGTCTTGATTTGCCATATTATTCTCCTTTGTAAACTACTATTCGTAGTTTACGATTAATTTAATTTCGTTGGGTTAGGAATCGCTAATAAATTAGTTCTTCTTAGTACCACCGAAGGTTACACGGGACTGCCTCTCAGCATTGATTGGCATTCCTGGGTGCTGTTCCTTCATAAGATCGCTGTCAATCGCGTCATCTTTGTCTTGAGTAATTTTTCTAAAATACTCATCGCGCGCTTTGACGATCTCTTCTGGTATCCTTGCCAGCAACAGGCCACCAACTCCGATGATCCCCTTGTATTTGCCTTCCGTCATCACTGGATAGTCCGATCCTGGATATGCATCAGCTCTTACAAGCTCGTATCCTGATCTTAATCTGCCGGCTACGTTCTTTGTATCTGTAAAGCCCATAGTCTCAGCTCTTATCCATCTGTGATGGTATCCTGCAGGCGCAGGGGGTGCATCTAAAGATGATGGTGGAGTCCAAACAGCTTTTTGAGCAGTTTTTGCTCGGGTCTGGCTCGCACGGGAAGTTTTGATTTTGTCGTCTGTCATATGCTTATGCCTCCTTCGTGATTTTTAATTGTTTCGCATATTCTTCAAGTGGCACACCGAGTTTTTTAGCGATTGCTACCTGAGATGATGTGAGTCTCACGGTTTGGCGACTAGGTTTTACACTTCGCTTCGCTGAAGCTACTGTTTGTGTTAGTTTAGTCGAATCCTGTGACTCTGTTCTACCAAATTTATGCGGGAAGTCAAGTCTCATTCTTTTATCTATTTCCGCATAATATTCTTCCGAGTTAGGATCAAATCCCTCCTGCTCGGTTAATTTTTTATGGTAATCAAAAGCTGTATAGGTCATTGCATTGTCTTTTCCAAACCATGCATTATTTTCAGCCCATGCTTCAGCTCTTGGATCTGGTGGTGGTGTTCGTCCAACAGTATCTGTTAAAGAAGGAGTTTTTACTTCCTTTTCTTTGTCTTGTGCCTGTCGTTCTTTTAAAGCATTAAGTCTAGCTTCCTCAATACCCAGTTGCGCAATTGATTTTTGTGCATCGACCTCAGCACTAATATCGCCTGCTTCTCTTGCCGTTGTAAGTTTAGCTTTAGCCGCATCCATTCCAGCGGTTACCCGATTTTCAAGAGCTTTTACATAATTCGGCTCTAATTTTGAAAATTTAGTCTTTAACTCTGAATGTTCGTACTGAACACCTTTGGCATAATCGAGAGCAGCTTCTTTTTGTCGTTCTGCCTCACGCCATTTTTTAGTTAGCTTGGCGATTCTTTTTTTCACGCCTTCGCTATATTCTTCTATTTCTTTTTTCTCTTCTACTTTTTCTTCTACTTTTTCTTCTACAGGTTCCTTGTCACTCGTTTCTTGTTTCTCTTCTACGGGTTCAATTACTTCTATTTCTTCTTTTTCTTTTTTGTCTTCTTCAATATTGACTTCCGCGCCTGGGCCGGTTGTATCAATATCAACTGTTTTCTTTTCTTCTTGCATAGTTCCTCCTATGGTTAATTATGATGAAGTACGGATTCAGGATCTTCTATCGTCCCTAAAACTTCGTCATCATTTAAGATACGAACTTCTCCGCCTTCGATGGGTAGTCTTGATCCTGCGTAACGTGCAAAAATAACCCATTGTCCTGTTTTGCACCACGGTCCCGTTGGAAACTTTTCTTTATCGTGATAGGCCAACGGACCCATCTCTAATACATAACCGCAGTTCGTTGCTATTCGTAACTTATCTAACGATTCCTGTGCGATTAGGATTCCGCCTTTAGTCTTTTCTCGTGGTGAAAAGGGCAAAACCAATAGTCTCCAGCCGCTAGGCGCGTGGAGCTGGGAGCTTTTTATGTTCTCTGGTTTTAAAGGTTCTTTTTCTTCTACTTGATACTTATCTTCAAGGGCGTTTCGGTGTTTTGGAACGTCCTTCTCCGAGGTCGATAATGTTTCCTTGTTCATCTTTTTGCTCCTTTGTTTTTAGCAGGTTAGAGATTTCCTGAAGCATGTACTGGTAAGTACGCGCTTGTCCCAACATATACTGATATTTCTCCATGTTGTCAACACCACCACTAATCATGGTGTCTCCAATGCGCTGAAGATTGTCTCTGATAATTTTTTGTAGCTTAGCAACGATAACTAAGGGGTCCATTATACTAAATCTTTATAATATTTCTTATAACTTTTATTTGATACTTTCACGCCGCCTAAATCACCCTCAATATAGCTTCCGATATAGGGCTCAGTTACACTTCCACCTGTGCTGTATTTCTTTTCCCATCGCTGTGCGATTTTAGGATGGTTCGCATGCATGTAGCTTCTTTGTTTTGCTGATTTAAAAGGCATTATTTCTTTTTTTTAAGTTTAAGCTTAAACATCTTATATTTAAGCTTTTGAGTAATAGGTTTAGCCTTCTTCTTTAATTCGAAGACATTAACTTTTTTTACCACTATTTAGCGCTTCCGCCCTTTTTATAGACACGTTCGCCTTTTTTATAGCCAAGTGTTCTAGCAATTGGTCTAGCTGCTGCGCCTAATCTTCCTGCAAGTGCACCGCCGAATTGTTTAGCAACTCGTACGCCTGTCTTCCAAGATTTATGATCGTTTCTCATGTTTCCTCCTTATTTTTTATTAGATTTTCCATTACGGAAAATTTGTGTACCCTTTATACCAAAAACGCTGGCAACTACAAGTATCCATAAATTTGTAAACCATTTTGGCAGATTCGAGAAATGCTCAAAAAAGATGTTTATCTTGACCATTGCCTGCGGATCATCGGTCCATACTGCCCATGCGAGCACTATGATGGGCAACGTTAATATCGCCAAAACTATCTCGTCCTTCCAGTCGTTTTGCCGAGCTTCTAAAAGTTTGCCCTGGTAAGATTCCTCACCGGAGGCCATCCTCTGTGCATGCATGAGTTGTGCATCAGACATGGCTATCTTTGTCCTCTGACGATTGGCATATATCTTGCCTCCCGCCTGAAGCGCCATTTTTGCTAATCCAAACCACATACTATGTCCAGGTTACTGGTTTTTGTGGTCGAGCAGCACGAGTTCCTGTAACAGCGTTTCTATCTTTTTTATCGCCGCTTGTTTTCACCGGTTTATTATTTCTATTTGCATCCGGTGTGGAAATCGTTTTCGATTTACCTAATGGTGCGTATCCTACTCCTCTTGTCATTATTGTCCTCCTTTTGGTTTCATTTTAGCAATTTTTATTCTATTCGCATTCGCCATTTCTTGTTTTTCAATGGACGTATCTGCACGAAGTTCTGCAAGTTCCTCGTTCTGTTCAAGTTTATCCTCTTGAACATCTTTATTCATCAATGCCTTCATGTTTTCTAAATTAAGTTTTTGTTCAGCATCTCTTCGTTTTGCTTCATTGTCAAGCGCTCTGATATCCAATTCTCTAGATCTTAATTTCGCAATAGGATCATGGTCAAATTGAGACGTAATTTTCTTTTCTTCCTTCATAAAGTCTTCCATCATTTCCGCAATGAGTACCGCTTTTCTGGCATCAATCTTTTGTTGAAGCTGCTGCATCTGTTGTTGCATTTGAGGATTCTGTTGAGCTAATTGAGGATTCATTTGTGCTTGTTGTTGCATCTGCATCAATTGAGGTAGTTCTTCTCTAAATTCCAATTCAATTTGTTCTTGTGCCATCAGCGAAATGTGCTCGAGGCAGTTCTTTTCAACGGCTCCCATCACCATCGGTGCATTTCTTACCAGATTCGTTGCTATAAAATTCAAGTGCGCGGTAATATGCGCACGGTGATCCTGACCAGGATAAGCCCTGAAAGGCATACCCGCCAAGGCATCAATGTGTTCTAGCGCCGGATCTTTGGGCATCGGTGCTGGTGGTTTTTTAAAATTAAGTCAATATCTTTAACGCCTAACGCTTCGTACATATTTCGATAGACTTCGTACTGATTGTGCATCTTTGGATTTGAGGATGCCAATTGCAGTTCCGTTTGCGCAAGAGAGATACGCTGAGTTTGAGAGAAAATATTTGGATCTGCAATCGGCAGAATATCTACTCTGTCGTCAAAGTCCATTTTCATAATTTGTCTTTGGCCTCCGACAACATCGTATGGGTATACGGGTGGTAGATAAAGTTTGAATACTCTTGAGAGTAAATTAAATTCTTTTTTCATGGCAGCATATAGTCTTTTATGTATGGCCGACATAGTTCGTGAACCTCTTTCTAACAAGGCTACAGTCGTGCCCACAGCTGCTTGTTGATTCCCATCACCCACTTGCAGGTCCGCTATTGAAGCGAATCGTTGTCCTGCTTGTACCACGACTCCCATTAAAGCTAGTAAGGTTTGAGAGGGTTCTTTGAACGGAAGCAGCATGAATGCATCTCTTAGATTTCCGCCTGGAGCATCCACATCCCGGAATTCTCCCGGCTGGATAGATTGTGCTTCGTCCCTCATTTTAATTCCACGCATTTTAAATCCAGCTGGCAGATTCGCCAAGATTCCATCATCGAGCAGCTGGCGCAAAGCAGCGGTTGCTGTTCTCGATAATCC